TGAATTAACAGAGGACTTAATTGTAACGGGTTGTCATAGCATTTTGGTGGATGAAATTACAGAAGAACAGCGTGAAACAATAATAGAACGTACTGGTAAAATTTACATCACAGACAATAAATATCGTTTAAACGCATGTTTAGATGACCGTACCGAGCCTTATCAAGAAGAAGGACTTCACAATATATGGCACTTAGCATTAGAGAACGAAGATTATTACATGAATTATGGAATTTACGCGAATGGTCTCTTGGTAGAAACTTGCAGTAAAAGAATGATGAAAGAATATTCAGGTATGGAATTACTTGATTAATTATAAATAATTCGAAAATTATTATTTATAATTTACTAGTAAGTGTTTATGTTTTTAATCTATTTCCTCGATAGCAGGTCCTTCATCGTCATCTACAGGCGTAGAGGTCTTTGATGGAGTAGATTCTGAAGGAGGAGGTGCGTTCGATGAAATCTTAGTAACCGCGTCCATCATCTCCTTTGATTTAGATTCAAATTCATCCTTTGATGCACTCGGATTATCCGTATGCCAGTCCTCATATTCTTCAATAATCTCGGAAATCTTTCTCTTTGTTTGGTCGTCCATTTTACTATCCGAATTTGTACTCTTTAATTGATAAATCTGCTCTTCCATACGATTCTTTGCTTCTATACGACTACGCATTTCCTCATCATCATTCTTATATCTTTCTGCTTCTTCCACCATTCTATCAATTTCCTCCTTACTCAATCTACCCTTATCATTTGTAATCGTAATCTTATTTGACTTACCCGTTGACTTCTCAGCGGCGGATACATTTAAAATACCGTTTGCGTCCACATCGAATGAAACTTCAATTTGAGGCATTCCACGAGGCATAGAAGGAATACCATCAAGTTGAAACTTACCAAGGAGAGTATTATCCTTTGTCATACCACGCTCACCTTCAAAAACTTGGATCAACACACCTGGTTGGTTATCAACATAAGTAGAGAAGGTTTGGGTCTTCTTAGCAGGAATAGTAGTATTACGGTTGATAATCTTTGTCATAACACCACCTGCAGTCTCAAGACCTAGACTAAGAGGGCATACATCCAAAAGAAGCAAATCGGAAATCTTAGAATCACGAGAACCAGTAAGAATAGCTGCTTGAACTGCAGCACCGTAGGCTACGCACTCATCCGGGTTAATCGACTTGCAAAGCTCCTTACCATTAAAAAACTCAGAAAGGAGTTGCTGAATCTTAGGAATACGAGTACTACCACCTACCAAAACAACCTCGTGAATTTGAGCCTTCGACAGCTTTGAATCACGAAGAACTTGTTCGACAGGAGCCATCGTCTTTCTAAAGAGATGGTCACAAAGATTTTCAAACTTAGCACGTGTAATACTGCTGTTAAAATCAAGTCCTTCATACAAACTATCAATTTCAATATTTGCTACAGTTGAAGATGATAAAGTACGCTTAGCTGACTCACATGCTGTACGAAGACGACGAACCGCACGAGCACTATCTGAAATATCTTGCTTATGCTTACGCTTAAATTCCTGCATAAAATACTCTACTAAAGCTGTGTCGAAATCCTCACCTCCCAGGTGTGTATCGCCGGCTGTTGCCTTTACCTCAAATATTGAGTCGTCAATTGTTAATATGGATACGTCGAATGTTCCCACATTCGTGTTTGTATAATGATGTTTAATTCATTATTTCTCATACTTTCATATGAGGTCAGACTATATCTTATTTAATTTGTTATACTTTTAATTCGCTACATAATTCTTTGATCATCTGATTCCAGTTATTTGGAGTTATAAAATAATATTTTCTTAATTTATTATCTAAAATAAATTGGTTCACAGCTTTTAGTTTTTCTTCCCATAATCCACTTTCTACTTGATTTCTATGCCAGATATGAAAATCCTTGATTTCGATTAATATATTATCGATTTGAAAATCGACTTTATATTTATGTTCTTTATTATGAAAAACATAATCCACACTTGGACCATTATTAACAACCAAATTATTAGATGCACACCATTCTATGAATTTTAATTCTAGTTTGGATTGATACATAATAACTTGATTATTAACGTTTTTAATAGGCCTTATTTTGAATGTACGATTACATAATGTACAATCTTTGCATAAAATTTTGTAATTGTTTTTGAAAGATTCGAGTGACTTACATCGCCAATTATTTTCGCAATTATCACACTTCATAATTGGTTGGTCCGCCTTAAATATGATATCCTTTACTTTATCGTAAATAACATATGAAAATTTCATTTGATTGTTTACTTTGTAAATTGACCAATATTCATAATTATCCAGATCTATAAATTTACCATTTCCAAAACTAATAATCTTGGGTTTAATTCTGGCATAATCTTCTGTAGATAGATGTGATAATAGATATGAATTTTTATACTGGTCAGGATAGGATTCAAATTCTATTATAGAATCTTCATATTTTTGACGATATGTTTTTTCTTCTTTTTCAACCTTTGTTTTTGGTGTGCGATCATATTCTGTTTCATTTAAACTTATGTTGTTACATTGGAAACACTGTGATTTGGCTTGTCGAATCTTTCTTAAAAACTGTGTAGAAGCACATGTATTTAGGTTATGACAAGATAAACACTCATATGTAAATAGATATTCAGATGTTTTCTTAATTTTGTTACCATTAAGAAAAACATGCCAAATGTTTTCTTTTGTAGATGAGTATTTACTTGATTCAAATTTTAACTCTTTTTTAAGGATGGGTATAACACTGTTGTCGTTCTTATTTTTTAACTCTGTTAGAGAATCTAATATTTCATTTCTTAGGGTTTCAGATGTCATTTTATATATTTGTAACATAACTTTTATTTCATTTTGATAGCAATTAATTAGCATAACTAAAATTAAACTCTGGCATTCGTGGGCACTTTAGATGCGCCTAGTCGTTGAACCTTTTTCATATATTCTTTTTTAGAGAATACTTAGAAACTTGGCTGCTGATTATCCAATCTTTTCCTTTTTTAAACCGTCACACTTATATTTTCATATTATGTTGTGGTAGGAAAGGCTTAAGGAGTTTCCAGCAATTAACCAGATTCCGTTACGACTTGCTAAATTTAGCAAGCCATAACGAGTGGGTTACCACAGGAAGCAGAACGTTTACCTCCACAATCAAAAATCAAAACATTTTTTTCACCCTGGCTCTTCTTATCGAGTCCGTAGGCAATAGCCGCCGCAGTAGGCTCATTTATGATACGAATTACATTAAGACCAGCAATTGTGCCTGCATCTTTGGTAGCCTGGCGTTGAGAATCATTAAAATATGCAGGTACCGTAATAACCGCATCGGTTACAGAAGTTCCCAAATACGCCTCTGCAATTTCCTTCATCTTACCAAGAACCATGGAGCTAATCTCCTCTGGTGCAAATACCTTTGTTTCACCCTTAAATTCGACTTCAATAAAAGGCTTGTTTTCCTTACTAATCACGTTATAAGAAAAATGCTTAATATCGGACTGCACCTTCTCGTCATCAAAATTATTGCCGATTAGGCGTTTGGCATCAAAAACAGTATTCTTAGCATTATTGGCAGCAAGAGACTTAGCAGCCTCACCAATCAAACGCTCTTCATTTGTAAACGAAACATAAGATGGCATAGTGCGATTACCTTGATCGTTAGCAATTATTTCAACATGGTCATTTTGCCATACACCGACACAAGAATAAGTTGTGCCCAAATCGATTCCTATAGCTACTCTAGACGAAGACATCTAAGTATACAATATAAAAAAATTATTTTTATATTGTTTTTAATATCTAAAAATTAAACGCTTCCTCTTTATCAATTAACTGTTTTGTCTCATTAAACCCTCCCACGAACTCACCACGTCTAAAAATAATTGGAAATGTTCGATATTCCTTTCCAGCTCTATCTTGAATAAATTTCAAGAATCCTTCTTTATCTTCTAGCAAATATTCATCACAGTCTATGAAATCAAACGCAAAGTTTTTCTCTAGCAATAATTTCTTTACTTTGGTGCAAAAGGTGCATCCGCTTTTACTGTATACTGTGTATACGGTTTTTGAAGGCTCTTCGAATTCCATAAATATATTTATTATGAGGATATATTTATGTCGATTTATATTCAGTTTTTTATTGATGAATTGGTTTTTTCTTGTTATCTACAGTTTCGTTACATTGTATATTATATCTTGATGTAGGGAAATATCCACCGATTTTACCTTTATAACCAGGTTGCATATAAGGATGTGTTCCTAGACTGGGAACATAAGTATGACTAGGACTAGCATTTTTCTTAGGAGGTGCGACTGCACCTCCAGCACGTACTCTTCGTAAAGCATCATTTACTACATTAACTTGATTATGTGAAGTAAACGACATAGGCTGGTTTGAATAATTTAAACTGCCAGTTCCTACACTATTTGTTCTACGATTGGTTGTTATTTGAGATGCATCACGATTTGTAGAGTTCATCCATTTTTTTTGAATAGGAGCATGTGTTCCATCAAAAACAGTTGGTCTTATACGTGATTTACCAGTAGTTTCTAAATATGGTCTTTTTAATAAAGGAATAGCATTTGCATCTGTTAATGGAGATCTATATGTTTTTGAATAAATAGAACGATTTAATTCAAATTCACTAGTAACATCAGTTGTACTATCTTTAAGGGGCATAGCTTTTATAGCATTTAATGTATTATTATTAATATCTTGTTTAATAAAAACTGGATTACTCATAATATATTATATATATAATATGATTACAAAAAAAGAGAACCGCATGTTACATTCTTTCTCCCTTTAACACTTTACAATACTAAAATTAATACAATAGCAAAGGACTGTTCGGATGTAACCAGTTTTCCCTTAAATCGCGCGGATTCCACGGTGAACAGCCATTCTAGCAACATAAGATGCATTATGAACATCACCGCCTGATCCTAAATCATTATAGTTTTGATTTAAAGCACGTTGTTTCTTATATGTAGTATAATCAGAGGAATCAGGTACAAAACGAGTATTGCAAACAGCAGCAGCAACACCTGTGCCATCACAATTCGAAATCATACTTCCAAAACGACCTTGTAAGCCAGGACGTGTTTTATTTATTTGGTTCGACCCACCACAAGAATAATTTTGACGGCCAAGAAAATCACCTAAATTATTGATAGCACGGAAAGGAGTTACAACACGCTTATAAGCATTATCTTCGCCATCAGTTCCAACTGCGCCTCTTTTATTCCATGATGTACGAAGAATTTTACGAATCATGACTTGATCGCTATGTTTAAAATTTGTATTGGTTTGTTGAGGTGAATATCCGTTGAAGGGACCACCTAAATTTTTTGTACTAGAAAATTTTGGTGTATAACCACCACCTATAGGTAATCCAAATGAATTCGACATCTATTAATTATAACATATCACTATATTTTTTGTAGACTTATTATATAAAATAATTAATAATGGATTTAGATACAGATAAAGAATTTGTAAAGGGAATACATGATTTAGAAAAAGTAATAGAAAAACAATCTATAATTTCTTTTGATCCTACGTGTGTTCGTCAAAAATCAAATTGGAGTAAACGATCAAAAATATATCGTTTTGATGAATTAGATTTTAAGCCACAAACATTACTAAAGGATATCCCTGAAAATTCACCAAAATTAAATATACTTTTGAAAAAGATAGAACAGCTTGATAAACAAGATAGAAAACAACATGGGAAGTTATTTAAACACTTTATTTTTTCTGATTTAAAATCCTCTGCTTACGGAGCAAAATTAATAGCATCTGCTTTAATAGCTAAGGGAATGAAGTTAGGATATAATGCAGAGTTAAACGCTAAATTTAAACAATCTGAAGATGATGACGAAAATGAATCAGGAGATGAACAGGATGGAGGTGAAAAGAAACCCAAAAAGGAAAAACGTTATAAGAAAATAGAACTATTGTCCACTTCCGTACTTGAAAATACCAAAAACGATAACTTTTATTTACTATCTTCTGTATCTGTATTTGACCAACCGATTAGTGTACCTTTAAAAAAGGAGATATTAAAGAATTTTAACTCACGTCCTGATAATGTTCACGGTGAACTAGCTCGTTTTATCGTAATGGATAGTGGTTTTAAGGAAGGAATTGATTTATTTGATATTAAGTATGTTCATATCTTCGAACCATCCACAGTTGCTGCGGATGAAAAACAAGTCATCGGTCGTGGAACAAGAACTTGTGGTCAAAGAGGATTAGATTTCCATCCCCAACAAGGTTGGCCACTCCATGTTTTTGTGTATGATTTAAAAATACCCGATAAATTACAAGGTAGTTTTTCGGGTTCCAAAACAGCGATTGAACTTTACTTAAAAGCTATGAATTTAGATATTCGTCTATTAAAATTCGCTCACGACTTAGAAAAAACAACCGTTGTAGGATCTGTGGATTATGATTTAAATAAGAACATTCATAGTTTTTCTATTCCTATGATTTCATTAGATAAGGATGATGAACTGAACGATCATTTGCCCGAAAATAAAGAGGCTCTTTATGATGGTGGTGCAAAGAAATTAGTTATTCGTGAAGGAGAACCTATTGTTGTTCCTGAACCCAAACGACTTGGGTTTTCGGATATGCGTAAATATATTAAAGATCGTTTTAGTGAATTTACATGGGATGCAGTAAAAATGGAGAACTTATGTGGAAGTAAACAAGGAGGTGGTTCTGGTCAAATTATTAACTTTACTCCTACTCAAGATTTTATTCGTAATTATTTCACTCCCATGAATCCTGTAAAAGGAATGTTACTGCACCACTCAGTAGGAACTGGCAAATGTCACGCAAAAGACACACCAATTTTAATGTATGATGGAACAATTAAAATGGTGCAAGATGTGAAAGTTGGAGACGAATTAATGGGTGATAATTCAACGCCTAGAAGAGTATTATCATTAGCATCTGGAAAAGATGATATGTATGATATAATACCAGTTAAAGGTGAAAAATATACGGTAAACTCGGAACATATTTTATGTTTAAAATATAGTGGTAGAGGTGCTATTGTTGACCAATCTAAAAGACAACCACATACACCTTTTAAAACAACACATATAGATAATAAAACCTATAAAATAAAATCGAAATCCTTCAAGACAAGAGAGGAAGCAAATGAATATCTTGATGCATTTGATGAAGAATCAAAAATAATAGAAATAGAAGTAAAGGATTACTTTAAATTATCTGAATCATTACGTAGAGATTTGAAAGGTTATAGAAAAGGTGTTGAATTTCCTAAAAAAACGATTAATTTTGACCCATATATTATTGGCTTATGGTTAGGAGATGGATCAAAAAGAGGTCCAGTTATAACAAGTCAAGATTCTAAAATATTAAAATACTTAGTAACAAATATGGGTAAATATGGACTAGTATTAAATTATCAATCAAAATATGATTATCGTTTATCTAAAGATGGAACTACAAAAACAAATCTATTTATTGACGAATTAAATAGGAATAATCTTATTAATAATAAACATATTCCTGATGATTATAAAATTAATTCTAGGGACGTTCGAATGAAATTGTTAGCTGGATTAATAGATTCCGACGGATACTACTGTAAACGAGGTAAAATATTTCAAATTTCTCAAAAGTCTAAAAAATTAACAGAAGATATATTGTATTTAGCAAGATCGTTAGGATTTGCTGCATATTCTAGTCAAAATGAAAAATCATGTACTTATAAAGGGGAAGTTAAAACTTCTATATATAATTCAATAACTATATCAGGAAATGGTCTTGACGAAATACCAACATTATTAACTAGAAAACAATCAGAACCAAGAACACAAGTAAAAGATGTATTATCTACTGGAATAACTGTGTGTCCCGTTGGAAAAGGCGATTATTATGGGTTCACAATCGACGGAAATAGACGTTACTTATTGGGTGATTTTACAGTTACTCATAATACATGTAGTGCAATTGCAGCGGCGACAACAAATTTCGAAAAACAAGGATATACAATTCTTTGGGTGACTCGTACAACATTAAAGAGTGATATATGGAAGAATATGTTTGACCAAGTATGTAATGAAAGCATTCGTCATCAAATATCAAATTCCGGATTAGCAATACCGGACGCACAAGATAAGCGAATGAAATTACTATCTAAAGCATGGAAGATTCGTCCTATGTCGTATAAGCAATTCAGTAATTTGGTATCTAAACAGAATTCTCTTTATGATGCACTAGTAAAGATAAATGGTAAAGAAGACCCATTACGTAAAACATTATTGATTATTGATGAGGCACATAAATTATATGGCGGTGGAGATTTATCGAGTATTGAAAAACCCGACATGAATGCTCTTCATAACGCATTAATGTATTCTTATCAATATTCGGGGTTTAATTCTGTGAAATTGATGTTGATGACAGCTACACC